ATTGTTCAATACAGAAGCGGCCTTAACCTGCTTAGTGTGAGCCATTGAACGGGCAAGAGCACGAGTGTAGCGAGAGCCAAGACGATCATACAGATTGTCTTCAATCGCTTCTTCAGTGATCGAGAATGCCAGAGCAATAGTCTCGTGGTTGTAACGTGCTGTGTATGCTTCTTGTGCATCGTCGAAGCTGACGGCAGAGCCTTCAGACTTAGTCGGTGCAGAGCCGAAGCCAGACAACATTACTTCTTCTTCAAACGCACGGTCAGAAGATTCAGTAGTGTAGATCTCAGCGTGTTGATTTTCATACCGAGCGTACTCCATGCCAAAGAGGGCATTGAGACCCGGCTCCAGTTCTTTCGCTAATTGAGCGCGAGAAATAGCCATTGTCTAGTCTCCTTATACGCCAAGTACACTAACAGTACCCTGAACGATAGAGCCGTTCGGAGCATTGAAGTGGTTGTTAATACGAACAATCATCGGAACACCAGCCACAGAGAAGTCTGAGTTCTCTACGTCATCTAAGATGCCAACAATACGAAGCGGGAATGCCGCTGTAGTTGCCGCTGTTGCAATATCCAATGTTGCAGACGAAATACCAGTTGCGTCTACGCCTGAGTTACCATTTGCCAACTGTGCGTTAGCAAACACTGTCGCACGAACTTCTGCTTCCGTATCGAAAGAAGTCGTTACGTTTGACGTGGCGATAGTGAACAACTGATTAGGGTTGTCATAAACGAAAGCCTTGACGGGGAAGTTTGAATCCGCGCCAGAACCAGGCCAGTAATTTGAAAATACTACTTCACCAGTGGTTGAGCTAACGTACTCACATCCATTAAACACGCCCAAGATAGATACGGTTCCGCCCGTGGCTGCTTGCAGATCGTCGATCACGCCATCAGCTGTAGGGATAACTGCCATACCCTTGTAAATCTTGTTTGAGTTAGTAGAAGCGATACGATACTCGGTCACACCGGTGGAGTTGGTTGCTGAACCCAGCACACCGTACGGACGAAGTCCGAATGCTCCATTAATGTTAGCCATGAGTCTTTACCTCTTAAATACTACTTAACTGTCGCTTTTGCGACCACCAAAACTAACCCGACTCTGCCTGCTACTATGCATTGGCATTGAAGGGTGTTGTTCTTTCATCATGTCTTGGTCAACAGCAGTCATTTGTTCGCGGGTCCGGATCCCGTAATACTCGGCTCTTTCGTGCGCTGTTTCCGCAGGAATCCGGCAAAGCATTAAGCCTCCCTGACCTATTACTCCTGCGTGTCTACCCTCGTCAATGACGGGGTATTCGTACCCTGGATACTCTTCCGCTCGGACGGGTTCCCATCCCTCCCGCAAACGTGAGTGCACATTCATAGTGTCCTCTTCGTTACGGATCGAAGTCCGAATCCAGCGATGTACATAGCCATCTGGGGCTGGTGGTGCATCCAGCCGACTCGGTGGTGCCCACGGTTTTCTGCGCTCATCTGTTGAGCGTGTTTCTGTTGCGCGTGGTTGGCGCTTCTGTGTTTCTGCCATCTCGGTTCTCCTTAGTCTTTAACGTACTTGGCGTATTCTTCTAACGGAACACCAAGCTTTTTCGCTATAGCCACTTGGGAGGGACTGAGCTTGACTGTTCTGCGCCCTGATGGTCTACGGGAAGCTGAAGTGTCAGCAGAGGCGACCTGTCCACTTCTTCCGTTTTTACCAAACCGCTGCGGAAACTCTTTCCGCATCCGATTATCAATTTCATTGTAATACTCATCTGACGTAGGATCAAATCCTTCATCTTCAACAAGCTTACGATGGATACCAAACGCTGCATAGGTCATGACTTCGTCTTGACCAAACCATTCGTTCTTTTCCGCCCAGCCCTGTGCTTTTGGGTCTGGTTGAACAACTTGTTGTTGTTGCGGCTGCTGAACATACTGTTGTTGCGGTTCGGCTTGCCGTTCAACTGTTAGTTTATCCTGACGTTGCTTTGCTAGTCTATAGCGCTCTTGTTCAATGGAAATCTTCGACAGCGCCTGTTGCGCTTCAAACATCTTGTCCACGTCACCAATGTCATGCGCTTGCTTATACGCCTGCTTAGCAAGGTTTAGCTGGTTGTCTAGCCGTGCGCCATATTCATTTAAATGCGCCTGAGACGAAGTCTGCATCTGCGACTTTAATGTTTCGTTCTCCTGACGTAACGCATGCGCTAGTCGAACAGCCTCTTCCCGATCACGCTCTTCCTGACGGTATTTCTCCGTCAGTTTCTTAATGCGTTTCTGTACGTTTTTACTGTAGCTTTCAAGCTCGTCTCCAGACTCGTCTGCTTTTGCAGACTCTTCAGTTCCTCGATCCGGCTCTGAACTTTCCTCCGCAGCTCCCTCGAGTTCAACTTCGACACTTGGGTCCTCTGTTGCAGGGACTTCCTGCTTCAAATCTTCTTCAGACATTCATCACATCTCCTGGTTCTAAAATCGTGGCAATGACTTCATCGTCATTAATAATCCGGATCTCACCGCCATCAATCTTGAAGCGAGAACCAGAATAACGCCCAATGCATACCCAGTCCCCTTCCTCGCACCACGGCTCAAGAAACTCACCAAACTTTGCGGGGTCTTGATAAGCAAGTGGTCCAACTTTAAGGACATAGGCAACGACTGTGGCAAGCTGTTCACGGCGGACGACTTCATCAGGAAGCACAATGCCACCGTCTGTTGTCGCTTTGCCCTGATAAGGCATGACCAAAATCCTCCAGCCAGTTGGCTGAGGAAGGCGTTCTTTCAAGGATTTATTGACCAAGGAGGGGTCAAGTACACGTTTTTCTTCAGGAACATACGCATTGTCAACCGTAGGTTTTGCGTTCTTGTCTTTTTCCTCTGCAGCCATTTCAGCTGCGACGTGTTCAGGTACGAGTAAGGAGCTCTTCGACATCGTCTTCTGTTTTCTCCAGCAGGGTTTTCATTTCGTCGATAGCAGTGGCAACACCCTGAAGCTCCCCTACCATACTGCGATACTGCTCGTAGTTTTGAGCAATACCGTTTGCCAATTGGTCACGCAAATCATTTTCACGCTGACGTAGCACTTTATACAGTGCTTGGCTAAATTGTACAATGTCCATAATTATAAAATATCGTGTTCCGAGCCATCGTCTGCATCTGTGATCGGACCACCCTCGGCCCAACTGTCACAGGTGTGATCTTCGCTGCACATAAATTTGTACATTTGACAGTACCCAAGATTCGGGTTGTTGCCCATGCATTCCATTATTTCGTGTGTTTGATTAAAAGCGGCACAGTTGCCGCAAACTTCAGACAGTCTAAATCCGCCGTCTTCCGCTGGATCACGGTAGTTTGCCTCTTCTACAGCTTTTTGCTTATTCTCTTCATTGACTTCAGGATCTGTTGTTGCAAGAGGACAGGTCTTACCCTCGTCATCCTGTTCCATTTTATCAACAGGCATACCACCAAGTGAAATGACAAGATTAATCATCAGTATGTCCCGCTGAACTTCTTACCCTGAATTGCCGCACGAGCCCCAGCACACACTGAACCGCCGTCTCTAAATCCGGCTTCACGAGCAGATCTTTCAAACTCTTTCATGCGGTCCTCGGCTCCCGGATCACGGAATTCAGGACGCTTGTCATCGCGTTTACCTTTCGTAGGATACTTAGCCTGAATGTCACCCTGCTTCATTGCACCCAAAGCTCTTAACGCTTTTTCAACGGCTTCAGTACGGCCTTTCTCGTTGATTCGCTCAACTTTGACCTTGCCACCTTTCTCAAAGCCTTCAACACCACGACCTTTCAAAATGTCTTTCTTGGTGACTTTACCGTCACCCGTCAAATCTGGAAATTTTTTACCCGGCATCACTTCTTACCCTTTTTAAGACCCATGATCTTGTCTGCAGACTTTAATCCAAAACTAGCACTAACTGCAATGAAAAGCAGATACTGATACCACTCTGGTAATTTGTTTAAGGCTGCAAACCCTTGATTAACACGATCAATGATTGACACATCATCGATTGCAACACTATATGCTACAGCTGCGATAGGTAGCGCAAGGATGATTGACCAGAACTCGTCCTTCCAACTGTTAGACGTAGCGTCGGCCATCTTGTTTTCCCAGTCCGCATCATTCTGGATCATATTGATCTTGCGTTCTTGAATGGCTTTTTTCTCATCGGCCTTGCCTTTGATAAAGTCTTTCGCTAAATCAACAGCTGGCCCAAGCAACATATTTAACATTACTTTATCTCCTGCGGCTTCTTGCCACACTTGTCACACTTTTTAACAGGGCGAAACAAAACCTTCGACCCGCATTCAGTATGGTACATACCGTCCATATAATGATACTTACACGTCTTCACTTGTCTTTTTTCAGCGCAGATGCACCAAAGAATGCTGAAACCAATACTGCAATAGACGCAAAATACGTTGGAGCAATGTCAGCAATCAGGGCAGCGGCTGTACCCATAGCGAAGGCATCAGCAATAAAAATACCAAATGGATACAATAGAAGACCAAACAAAGCAAACCAAGCCATCTTACGAATCGAGTCACGTTGAGCATCATCATCTTCCATCCGGCGACGACGATCTTCCATCATCAACTCGCGCTCTTCAGGGTCTAGTTTTCCGTTACCGTTCAAATCGTACTTTTCCATTTCAGTCATTGCATTGTAATCTCATTTGTTTGGATGCAGATTGCATCGTAGTTCATCTTCGGCTTTGGTGCTGTGCGAATAATCGCTTCTCGTGCTTCAAAGCACTCTTCCATTGTCATGTAGTGACCCTGCGGCATTACATAATACCGTTCAGCCTCCAATAATAAAACAAACAGTACCCATGTGATCATGTCTATACTCCTTGACTCTCCCGAGCCTGTCGTAGACTGTTAAGTCTGGCGTCGATCCTTTCGAGGGCTTCTGCCAGTCGATAGATGGCTGTTCCTTTGAACTTGCTTGGGCAGGTGTTAAGGGAGACACAACGTCGGGCTTCCTCCAAGCGGGATGAAAAGGACTGATAAACAGGTCGCTCATTCATTAGCTGCCTTTAAGACTAATAAGCCAAAGTACAAAGGCCACGGCCCCGCCCACAACACCGAGCACAGCAACGCCAACGCCAGTCCAAACAAGTCCATCACGAATGGCTTTCTTTCGAGCAGCCTTCTTAGCTTCTGCACGTTTACGCTCGTTTTCTCTTAGCTGTTTACGATTTGCAATGAATGTGCAGTAATCATCCCAAAGACCGGGGCGTCCTGCATAGATGAATTGACGTTTGATTTCAGCTTCATGGCGCTTAATATCTTCAAGCGCCCAAAAAGCTTCCATGTCGCCGCTGGCTGCGGCTTTCTGGATTTCTTCTTTGGAATCGGCGAGCTTGGTAAGGTCTTTACCCATCTCGCCTACAGATTGGACGTGGCCTGCAAACTCTTTGATGGCCCCTATCGCTTCATTTGCAATTTTAATTGCAGCAATGGCCTCAAAGATCATCGCAGCATCTCCTATGTGGTATTACGTCTCATCATGTTCTCTCTCTGGACTGCGATGCGCTCTCTATTCACATCGTTGCGCTCTTCAGCGATTTCTTCTTGAGACTCAATTCTAGCAGCATCCGTTGTTGCTCGCTGCATCAATTTTTGTCTTTCAAGTTCAAGTTCTTGTTGATCCATCATTGCCTTACGTTCAGCGTCAGCCGCTTTAATTGCTAGCTCCTGCTGTCGTATAGCAACCAATGGATCCTGCATACCATCTGGCGGTGGAGGCGGTGCAATCATCTGCATCAACTCTTGCGTCAACTGCGCCTGTACCTGTGCTACGCGTAATTCTACCTGCTCTGGGTTAATCTGCGCTGCCATCTGCATCTGCTGTTGCGCCATCATTGGATCCATCGCACCAACTTGCGCTGCCATCTGCGCTTGTTGCGCCTGCATCTGCATCTGCTGCATTTCCTGATCAACCATGTTCCGTGCTTTCAACGCAACGTGCTCCATCATGTGCGAAATAAACATACCCATGATTTGAGGCGACGTTTGAACCAATGGTTGCTGCAAAAATGCAACGTGCGCCGCAATATGCGAATCATGATCCTGCTGTGGAAACGCCTGTAACAAGTTGCCCGCCAAACCACGCGCATTCTCCAGTGCTGGATCAGTTGGCTGTGGCTCTTCTGGTGGAGGCAATAGCTCCTCAATGTTCTGCACTTCAAGCGCCTGATACATCCGCTTGTAAGCTTCATGCAAATTGTGTAACTGCGGATTCGACTGAGCAAGTTGTAGCTCGGTCTGCGCCAAAGTCACCCGTTGAGCCATCGAGAAGATGTTTGGATCAGAAACAGGAAGGATATCAATCCTGTCGTCAAAATCCTGTACCAATATCTGCTGCTCTGCTCCTGCAACAGCGTATGGATACGCCGGTGGCATATTGTCACGAACAACAATACCCAACATCTTGAACTCAGATTTCTGTGCGTAGTGCAACCGCTTATGGATCGCACTCATCACCTTCATGCCGCGCTCAAGCAGTGCGACCGTGGTTCCTACTGGCTGTTGCTGAGACCCCGGTTCTGCAATCTTTGAGTCAGCAATCGCAACGAAGCGACGCCCGTCTTGAATAAGCGCACCAAGTAACTGCCCAAGCGTGGCCGACGGCTCTTTGTATGGGAGCGGGATAATACTATTCCGTATGTCCCCGCCAGGTGCGTCAATATCCCGGAACTCGCCAGGGTTAAGCGGCTCGTCTGAATTACGAACTCGAATGCCTCGCGCCTTGAATCCGGCTGGAAGGTTCGCCAGTGTACCCGCATCGATCAGCTGCCTCAAAATGCTAGTGGCTGCACGACCCAACCCACCAATCATGTGGATCAGGCCAAAGCCGTAAAACCCTAAACCCGGCAGGAACTTGTAATGAACAAAGTAAGGAATCTTCCGTTTAACCGGATCATTCTCACGATAGTTCCTGCGAATCGACAGGATTTCTCCACTACCATAGTCCAACGTGACCATATACGGCAGCTTGATACCAGTCGGTTCGCCATTTTGATCGAGGTCCTCGAAACCTTCAAGATCCAGATCAACATACATTTCCAGAATGGAAAGAACATCTTCCGTGTGATTGCTGTCTACACCCTCAAGATCGAAGATTTTTTCTTTAATATCGCTTTGATACGCAGACGTATCGTCAGCAGACAATTCAACATCTCGATATACGCCAGCAACTTGTAACTTGCGTACTTGATTCTCGTCCATGCGAAGAACGTGCGTAATGCGCGAGGCAGTCGCCAAGTCCGTCGCGGTGTATGGGACCACCAAGTCTTCTGCGGCAACAAACCGAGAGACTGGCCGATTTTTCGTAGGATCATAATATACCTTCTTAAAGGTAGAACCACTTAGAGGTAAATAGAACAACATCTGGTCCGTGTCCGGATCAAACTCTTCCATCACCTCAGTGATCAAGTAGTTCATGTAGTCCTTGACACGCTGGGCCTGAGCATCAGACTCCACGGTCTTCGCACCAATGATCTTGGTACGGACTGGACCTCCCGCAGGCAACAATTCCTTGTAGGCTTGTGCCTGAAACTGTGTGACTGACTCAGAAATTAATGGGTGTGTAACACCTGACGCGCCCTCAAAAGGCTGTGACCGCTCGTCATACTTGATGCCTAAAAGGTCGAGTCCCTTGGTGTAGGATTCTTGCCACTCGGATCTTGATTCTTGGTCGTCTTCGTACTTGGAGCGAAGCTCACTCGATATTTCACCCAAGACTGAGTCATCAAGAACTTCAGCAAGGTTGGCATTATGGTCGTATTGTTCTGTGACAACTTCTGTGTCTCCTCCCATCATTTCCGCTAAAGCTTGGACAATCGCACCGCCCTGACCATCATCAAGAACTTCAGCACCACCCTCAAAGTCTGGAAGTTCAGGTATCTCGACTTCCTGACCCGGTACGGCCTCTATTGCGCGGTCAATCATGCCCATCATTTCATTTGGAGGAACTGCCATCAGTAATACTCTCTCATGCGTGGTGATTCTTCTTCTTCGTCATTTTCCCCATCAAGGAAGATAAACCCACCTTGACGGAAACGAATCAGAGCCATCGTCATACTATCAACAAAGTCGTCGTGCTCTCCGTGCGGAAACGCCGCACATTCATCAATGACTTCGTCAGCAAACTTCTTTTCTGGTGCCCACACCATTCCTGCTTCAAACAGGGGTGCAACGGTATGCATCCGCGTCACTTTATCACGACCCTTGCCGGGAGTATAATTCATCACGGGGATACCTGTCCTCCGTAATTCATCCGTCAACGGTGTACCAGAAGCTTTCGCCTCAATAATCACCATATCTGGCTCCCAGTAATCATGTTCTTCTAAGGCGACCGCTTTTAATTCCGGAAAGTTATAACGTCCTCGCCGTGCATCCAAAAGGATAAGATGGTCTGGACCTCCTTCTTCTGGCTCAAATACTCCCCAGGTCGTGATCGCGGAATAGTCCGCGGATTCTTTCTTCGAGAACGCAGTATCATAGCTCTGCATGATGTATTTGACCGGCGGGATCTCATCCTCTTCCCAAGTCCTCCACCACTCTTTCTTAACAAGCGCACCTTCGGAAGCTGTCGGTTGTTGCTGCCACTGCGCGTTCCATTTTGAAACAGGAAGTGCCGCTTTGACCTTCAGAAGATCGTCTTTGTTCCAAAATTCCGGCCATAATGGCTGGTCAGAAGGCATAATTGCAGGAAATTCAACAACTTCCCACTGATCGCTCATGACATCCTCGCCTTGAGCTTTCAACAACCTGCCGGTCAGATCTTTCGTTCCCCAACGCGTCATGACCAGAATAATCGCGCCACCCGGCTGCAAACGCTGTCGAGGTCCAGATGTGTACCACTCATAAGCGTGATCAAACGCTGTATCACTCAACGCATCTTGTTCTGAGTGCGGATCATCGATGATAAATAGGTCAGCACCACGACCTGTGACCGCGGCCCCCACACCTGCCGCAAAATATTCGCCACCTTCGGCAGTTCCCCACCGTCCAGCTGCTTTATCATCAGATTTTAATGTAGTGTTTGGGAAAACATCACGATAGGTGTCAGAACCCATCAAATCACGCACCTTCCGACCAAAACGGACAGCAAGTTCGGTGTTGTGTGTCGCCTGAATGATTTTTAACTTCGGATTACGTCCTAAAAACCAAGCTGGCATTAGGTAAGATGCGAATTCTGACTTGGAGTGACGCGGTGGCATGTTGACGATCAGTCGTTTCAGTTCACCTTTTGCAATGCGTTCCAGTTTTTCTGCAATGATTCGGTGGTGACGGCCTTCAATGAAGCCATCATAGACGTGATGAACAAAAGGCATGAACTGATCCTGCGCTTTTTCACGCGTTTCGAGGCGGATTTCCGCCTCTTTCAGCTGCAATATCTCTTTTAAGACCTCTTCGGGGAGGGCTTCAAGTGCTGCCGAATCCATTATCTACCGAACGATGGTGGTAAAAACGGATTGTACAACTCAGGTGGCGCATACGGCGTTGGCATCAACGGGTTCAATTCCGCTAAATCCAACAACGGAACATCTAAGGTCGGCTGATCTATGAAGGTCGGCTGCTCCATGAACTGAGGTGGTATGAGCGTTGGCTGCAATCCTGCAATTCCTGCCGGTGCCGCAAACTGCGTATAAGGAGCTGTTCGCGCTGCTTGAGGCATAAAGCTCTGAGCCGGTTGCGTATATTGCGAATAATCAGGTCTTTGCCCGTACTGTTGAGCCACGGACTGTTGTCTTGTTGTTTCTTGCTGGCCCTGCAATTCGCCAATGGTTGACTGCAGTTGTTGAATTTCCGCTGCTGCTCGGTCCAAATCTGCCTGACTTGTACCGTATGTTTTGCTCAAAGTGTCATAGTCAACCACTTTTTGATCCAACTGACCCTGCAAGCCGGCCAACTGACCCTGCAGTGTTTCAACCTGCCCAGTGGTTTGAGCATATGTTTCTGGATCAACGTATCCTTGGAACTGAGACGGATCAACATAGCCTTCCATGCCAGACAACTGACCCTGCAGTGTTTCAACCTGACCAGTTGCCTGAGCATAAGTCTCTGGATCAACGTAACCTTGGAACTGAGACGGATCAACATAGCCTTCCATGCCCGCTAGCTGACCCTGCAGTGTTTCGACCTGACCAGTTGCCTGAGCATAAGTTGTTGGGTCAACATAGCCTTCAAACTGAGTTGGATCAACATACGTTCCAAACTGCGCTTCGATCTGCTCTGGAGACAGATAGTTAGCGAAAGACTGACTTGTCAACATGTCCCTGTTCGCCAAAGCGTTCTGGACGGAGCTAGATAGGCCATCTTGTTCTGTGCCTAAATAATTTCCAATGGCACCAACAAACTCTCCAGTTTGAAGAAGGCCCGCTTCCGTTAATCCTTTCAGATAGTTAATGTCGTTACTAGTTATCTGAGCGTTAGGATCTTGTTCCGCGACCCCAGCACCTACTTTCAACAATTGGACTGAGTCAGAAATATTGACCTTGCCGTCCTTGTTTACGTCCATCCAGTCTTGTTTTTCTGCATTACCAACAATCGACTGCATCGTTTGTTCTGCTAGATCAACCGTGCCGCCTTCATGAAACTTAGCGGCATTCACAATCCCGCCTTTGGCAAACGGACGACCCGTCAACGGATCAATCGGACGTGGCGCAACCAGCTGTACTGGCGTGATATTCGCCCGTTGTCTGGGAATTGGAGTCGCAGCAAATGACGGCGGACGATAAGCAGGCATCTGCGTATATTGCGTCAAAGTCGGCGCTGCAATGTCCACGGTCGCCGGGCCACCGTAAATCCGTGGCGAAGGTTC